CGTTGGGCGGCAGATAGGACTTCCAGAACTCGTCGGACGGGGGAAGCGTGATTTTGTCGAGCGCGGCATGTTCGGATCGGACGCGCTCATCGCCCGCAGTGCGGTATTGCAGATTGTAACGGTCGCCATCGGCCATAAAGTCATTCCATTTGACGGCCATCTGCGAAGTGTGGACAGCGTGGTTATACTCGGTATAAAGATAGTTGGTGTTATACTTTTTGTCGATGGCCTCCACGTCGCGCCGGAATACCTCGAACGGTTTGACCTTGCCGTCGGCATCTGTCAGCGCAAGTCCCACCTCGGAGAGTGAATGATGTGTCTTGAAGCCTGAGAATATAAACGCATTATTCTGTAAGGCGGCTGTCAGTTCCGGCGGCGTTTCTGTCTTGATGGCCGTATCGATGGCCTTGTTGAGGGCTTTGTATGTTTCCTCGATAAGCGGAGTCACGGCAGGGTCGGCCAACATATCAGGCGAGAAACCACCTTTGGCGAAAACTTCGCGCACGGCGCGGTCAAACACCTTATGGTCAAACTCCACACGCCCGACACTCCCGGACGAGAGAGTAAGCAGGTCAGACTTATACAGAGAACTGACAGCACGATTGAAAAGGCGGTAATGGTCTGCTTTTGCCTTTTGCTGTTTCAGGGGGCTATCTTCTTTTTTGTCAGGAACCGCCTTAGGCGCTTCCTCGGAAGAATCATCACCCCCTACTCGAAAAAAGAGCCTGCCGACTGCTTGACCCCGGTGATAGGGATTTTGTATTTATTAATGAAATATTGCGGTTCTATATCAAAATACTGCAACATGACACGTTCAAGCTCGCGCTGCTCGGCAGGTGAATAAGAGGCTGCGTCGTCCCACTTGAAAGTAAGCCCGGCGAGGGGGAACCCGAGACGGATCATCTTGGGAATAAGGTCGTCGTTCACGACATACTCAATGAGTCTGGCGTCAGCGGCGCATATATTCTCGAACACCTCGAGGTGAGTTTCTGACTGAGAATGTGAGGCGCCGTTGTCAATAGTCATGGTCTGACCGAGAACGCCCTTGGACATCTCGGAGTTTGCGCGGTCGATACGGCGGTCATAGACATTGTAGGCGTCGCCGCGGGACGACTCCTTTATTTCGATTGTAGTTCCCTCGGGAAAGAGCGCCCACCCGGCCGCCCCCATCTCTTCAAGCATGACCTCGATCTGCTTGCGATCGGCGGGGTTCTGCGATGTTGTGGTTCCGACGCGCATAGGCATACCGAAAATCTCTCCGAACACATCCCAATAGGTTGTCATGTTCTTTTTAGCGATAGCCTGCGGAGCACATTTAAGTAACAGACCGAGGTCGTGGGAATCACCGACCTCCACACACCAGTCTGATACCGCACCCTCGCGGTAAGGTATACCCTGATCAGGCGAGTCCGATCTGTCGCGGAGCAGAACGCCATATTCAGGGCAGACATGTTCACGCGGGACAAGTTCGACATCAGAAAACTTCATCACACCGTTGGCGTCAGTGAAGACATCGCCCAACTGGATGAGGGAGTGTCCCCATCCGATAGATTCAAGGGCACGGAGCAAAAAATGATGAAACCATTTGCTCTTGAATATTTTCAGAGCCTCGTCATCCTCCTTCCCGTTTTTGTCGACAATGACAAAAGCTTTTAGCAGTGTCTTGTGATAACGCTGAATAAAACAGCCCGTGAGGTGCAGATCTACAAGAGTATCCGTATAGATGGAATAAAGGGCGCCACGCTTAGGATTGTCAATGTTGAGGGCTATAGCCCAGGCGCGGCGCCAGCGGGCCACGTCCTGCTTGGTCAGAGACCGTGTCTGTTGGTTGAGCATCATAACGAGGCTCTTGCGTTTACGCATGGAACCGCCACCCTTGGCCGCATTGTTTTCGCGGGCGGCCAGACGGATCGACTCTATGGTTCTCAGTTGTGAGGGGTATCGTTTATTTGCCATTTAATGTCTGATTTTATTGTCGATGATATTGGAATAGTCCTCGGCCGGGGCCGTCAGCATCGCAGTCATTGTTTTCTGATAGCCCGCGCCGCCATCCTGCGGAGTCGGAGTCCCCGTTTTGATAGCGGTGACAATCTGATCAATTCTCGCCTTGCACTTGTTGAGCTGCGTTTGCAATTCAGTGGCGTTGGCGGTCGTCTCGGTGCCGCCGTTCCAAGTTGATAAACCTTTTTTCAGTTCAAGCGTCGTTCCGTCGATGTCGACTTTGAGATTGTCGGCGGTTAGTGTCACGGCGCCCTTCTGCGTTTTCAGTACAACGGAATTATCCTCGACGGTGGCCTCCGTGTTGCCGATGGTGACGACGGTCTTTGTCAGTTCCGTTGTCAGTACCACAACAGCCACGGCGGGATTGATGAATCCCACCACGACGTCGGAGCCAACGGCGGGGAACGACACCACGCCAATCTCCTGCTCTTGGTTGCCCTGCAGATTGACGCCAAGAATCTGCGCTCCCTCGTTGATTGGAGTGCAGTCGATAGTCCGCGCCTTTTCGTCCACGGCGTCCACGGTGCAGACCGTCAGATACATTTCAGAGCCCGCGAGAGCAAGCTGTTTTATGGCGTTCTGTATGTTCATTCAATTATAAATTGCATAATCGGCTGCACTCGGCATAATCAAAATAAATTTTGCTTCTGCACTCATTTGCACGATTATTCAGCGGCCCTCGCGCCGAGGGTTATGTCTTGCCGGAAGCCGCCGCTTCCGAAAGTGATTGTATTCTTTGCGACTTGATATTTGCCCTTGCGCTTGCCGTCAATCTTGATTCCGATAACGTCGAGCACATCGAGCAGCACGTTCCCGAAAGTCTGAAACGACCCGGTGAGACCGTCGCGTTTCAGCCTCTCCAGTTCCTGCTCGCCCCACGCCTTGGCCTCGGCCTCGGTCATACCATAGCAATGCAGGGTTCGTTTCTCTCCGTCAGAGTCGCCGACCTCGACCTTTATTTTCTTTTTGTTGTCGGGCTGGAGACTGACCACTTTCAGCTTAATCTTCACGTCCTCGGCCTTCTGCTCGTCAAGGCTGCTGTCAGAGATAATGTTGACCCCGGTGGCAAAAACCTGCCGCATCTCATTGCCGTGGTCGAAAAGGACACCGCAATAAAGCACGGGCTTATTGTCCTCGATACGGAAGAAGGTGCGGATATTGTTTTCCTTTAGATGGGCAAGCAGCTCAGCGACCGTTTCAAAGTTGGCACGATACTGACCAATGTTTTGCTCGCCGAGCACCTTGATGTCATAAGGCAGGTTCTGTTCTTTAAGCAGCGTCTGAATATCGACGTTTTTATATGACTTTTTGACGCAGGGAGTCTGTTTGAGCATAAACATCTCGTCCTCGCAGAAAATCTCGATGGGAGCCTTGAACCCCTTGCGGAGCACATAGCCGGAGAAAGCGAGCTGCAGGTTGTCATCATAGCCGAGCCATACGGAAATCTTGTCGCCGCGTTTGATAGGATTGGAAGCCTCTCCCTTCCATTTCACCTTTCGGGGGAGAGTGAGCTTGCAGGTGGTTGTGAGTGCGTCGCTGTCGCGCACGATCTCGCAAGCGGCTATTTTCTCGAATACCCACTTTTTTTCGCCTGTAATTTCAATTCTTGCCGAAAGTTTTAACATCGTTCAAACGCTGATTAAACAAGTTTTTAGCGGTTACCATTCCCACCCGTTTTTCTTCATCGATGAGTAACGGATAGGATTGCCGCCGAGGCCGCTGTCGGGATCGCCTCCCTCGGGATATTCGGGAAAACCGGGAGTAAAATTGCCTTTCTGAATATCCTTGAGGCGGGATATGGCGTTGTCATAAAGAGTCTGGCGCATCTCACCGCCGATCATGCCGGGCAACCATTGGCCGAGCCACCACAGGGCTATGCAGACGGTGAGCTGCACAAGCAGCGGGTTACGCTCGATGTCGGGTCTGGCAAAAGCCGAGTCGATGTCATAGCGTGTTCGGACATACCCGGCCACTTCCTCCATAGCGGTGCGTTCGGCCTGCTGACGGATCTCGTCGGAGGACTGGCAGATGATTTCGAGGTCGGCGGGGCAAGTAACCACGCGGTAATCGTCAGTTGTAAGGAAAGACATAGCGGCGCAAATATTATATGGTTCGGTAGATAGCCTTTGCCTCGATGTCGGCGGCGGTTACACCACGGCGGTACATACCCTCGCGGACAAGCTTCTTAATGTATTGCTTACTGATGACTATCGGACGGCGGTTGAGGACGATGACGAGTTGTTTCTGCCCGGAGAGGGCACGGCGGCGTTCGGCCTCGCGGCGGCAATGGCGGAGGCGGCAGTCGAAGATGACCGCACGGAAATAATTCTTTAAGTTCTGAAAGAATTTCATATCAAAAAAGACGGTTATTGTTGTTACCAGGAGGATTTCGGCGACTTACGTCTGCCGTATGATGGTTTGAAAGTTTGCTGACGGGTCAGCCCCTGTAGTATGAAAATTGCCCCCTCGTCGGCGTCCGGGCCGTCATCATGGCCGGTCATACCGCGCTCACACGATAGGGTCTGGTCTATGCCTACGCGCATATCCGGGTCGTTTTTCATACGTTCGTTATAATAGACGTGGCCGTGCTCCCATAGCGGGGAAATAGCCTCGATACGCTGAAACTTGTCGGGCTTCTTGCGCTTGTCGCCGAAGATGGGTAGCTGATAGCCGCGCTCGTTGCCCTCGCGCACGAACTCGTCGAGCAGGATCTGCTGCAGGAAATTCGCCTCTATATAGTAAGAGCATACAGCATTGGCGGCGGTTATTTTTTCGTGGAGGTCATAGAACCATCCGACCATCTCGGCGACAGAACATTGCCGGACAAAGGCGGCGAGGCAATGGAGGTCAGTGCCCGTCTTGCCCCAAAGCTTGATGGCCTTGTAGTCGTTTCGGGTAGTGGACTTGAACGATGGGTCGCAGTAGCATACGAGATAGTCATAGCGGGCGAGTTTAAGAGGCTTGCACCAACGGATCCAGTCGTTGCGGAAGATCGATCCCTCGGTAATGGGATTGTTCATCATCTCGCGCTGGAACGAGATATACCCCATGAAAGCCTCCTGTTTACGGATCTCTTCAATAGTCCATTTAGCCGCCCAGGAGGGTTTGCCGTTACGGTCGATAGCGTTGACCTTGGAAACCACTACTCCTTCGGAAGCCATGAAATTGGCGAGGACAGAATTTTTTCCGATAAGGTTGCCGACCATACAGAAACGGCCACGGCCACCGTCGAGGGTGCCGAAAAGGGCCTCCTTAACCCATTTTGTCAGGCGATTGACACGGTCGGGATTATTGACAAGCTCATCGTCGTCGAGGTCGTCGATAACGACATAGTCGGGACGATAGCGTTTATAACGGAGACCGCGAGGCGACTGACCGCGACCCCGGGCGAAGAATGCCCTGCCGTCGGCGGTGACGAACTTTCCTGTTTCCCACGACCCGACGACCTTCTGAGTGCCGAAGTCTGATATATAGCGTTGGTTGAACTCGAACTCGGCCTGAATGTCGCCCAGAAGAGTCTCGGCATTTTCCTTGCTCTTTCCGACAAGCACCATCAGATGGAGCTTGCGCAGAGCTTTCAGATATAGCGGGATGCCGACATCGAAATGGACTGATTTGGCATGGCCGCGCGCCCACCGGGCGGCATACTGGATATTGTCATGATCACGGAGGGTATGGGCGGCCTTGATCTGAAACGGAGCGCAGTCGGTATGTTTGCCGGTTTCCTCGTCGTTGCAATAATGCGCGAGATAGTAATTGAAGAAACGGCCGTAGTCCGCGAGAAGCCACGCAATGCGTTTCTCCTTCTGTGCGGGAGTCTCCCTGACCGCTACGACGGAGCGCGTCTGCACCGTCTCGCACCATTGCTTCCACTGTTCAATCGCTTCCTTGCGATCTTTTGCCGTGTGTCTGGCCATACGCTGCGATTATGCCGCTATTTTGCTTCCAAGAAGTTCGAGGATATATTTGTTCTGATACTTGTTGACCATCATTCGGAACTCGGCCGTGATTGCGGGGTCAGTCTCGGCCTGATATTCGAGCCAACGGCCAAAGGCCATGAAGCACTCGATGAAGTCAACGACGGAGGCCTCTTTATCGAGTTTTGAGATGGTAGCCGAAAGCTTGGCTATCTGATCGGCAAGACCACCCACTTCCTTAAGTTCGGCCTCGCCGAGCTTTTCGGCTAACTTATTAAGGGAGCGGAGAACGTTATTGACAACTTCCTTTCGGGTGAGAGTCTGGGCCGCGCGTTTCTCGGCCCAGCAGCCATCCTTGGCCCATTTGCCGATAGTATTGGCGGACACACCGACTTTTTCGGCGATGGAGTTCTGAGGCATACCCTGCATGAAAAGGGCCTCGGCGAATTCCTTTTTATCTGATGAAATCTTGTTTGCCATTCATAGCGAAATTATTTGAAATGGTTTTTAATGTGATTTGACGGTGCAAAATTGGCCTAAAACGACGGCGAGAGAAAATGGAGTGTAAAGTTTTTACACTCTGTTTTGCAGAGGGATAAAGCCGGGCGAACTTTGCCGTCGAAATCCATATCGCGGAGTAGAGCAGCCCGGTAGCTCGCGAGGTTCATTCCCTCGAGGTCGCACGGTTCGAATCCGGCCTCCGCCACAACCCCCTTTCTGCGACGCCGTCGGCGCAGCGGCACAGGGTTTTCAACAGGTTGAAGTGCCACACAGCTGCGCCGACATTTTTTTCTGACATCACAACAATATGAAAGAAGCGATAATATCGACCGAGCGGATAAACAGCTACGGCTCGCGAGTGCTGACAGCAGGCATAGACCTCACGCAGTACGAGAAAAATCCGATTGTCCTCTTTATGCACCGACGCGGGCGCAAAGAGGATATGCCCATAGGCATAATGACTAATCTTCGGGTGGAGAACGGCATACTATACGGCACCCCGAAATTTGACGACGACACTGAAGACGAACGCAACATCTCAAAAAAGTGGGACCGCGGCACCTTGCGTATGCTGAGCGCCGGGCTTGACATCATTGAATGGAGCGAGGATCCCAAGCTGCTCGTGGCCGGACAGACAAGGCCGACAATCACGAAAAGTAAACTGATAGAGGTGTCGGTAGTCGACATCGGAGCTAATGACGACGCGCTGCAGGTGGGTCTCTATCATGAGGGGAGGCTGCTCACTCTCGCCGCCGGAGAGGAAAGCAGCCATCTGCCGCTGTTGTCATTGTCGACCCCGAAAGATCCCAAAAAACAACCCCAAAACAACAATCAAAAAAAGAACATGGAAAAAATTCTTTTGAAACTCGGCCTCGCGACCGGCGCGACCGAAGACGAAGCGGTTGCCGCCATCGGCAGACTGCAGGAAGAAAAAGCTACGATGACGCTCGCCCGCATTACCGATTCGGTAGATAGGGCCATCAAGGAGAAGCGCATCACCGCCGACAAGAAAGACAAGTATCTCAATCTGGGCAAGCAGATCGGCCTTGACAGCCTAAACGCTCTTTTCGCCGACATGACCCCGGCACAGAAACCCCTCGACCTCGTGAAGACCGTCGGCAGTGCGGGAACCGCAACCGATGTAAAGCTGACATGGGCGACAGCCACAGCAGACCAACTCGCCGATCTGCGCGACAACAATCGCGAAGAATATGTGCGCCTATACCGCGAACACTTCGGCTTCGCCCCGGAATTCTGACCCGCAACCAACAAATAACATCAACAAATATCAGACAGACGAATGAAAAGATTTCTTCTCGCCCTTATGGGCATGATTATCGGTCTTACGGCCACAAGCGTTATGGGCGCGACCCTTGGCGCAACGGTGGGAGTGACTCCCGCGGTCGGGGCACTCACACTCGACTCCATCGCCATCGGCACGTCGCTCATGGGCGGACTCGCCCCTGCGGGCGCACTCCGCGCCGGGCTATACCCCGAGGTGTGGACGGGGGAACTTGTAAAGGCGTTCCGCGCCGCCGAGGCCGCTGTAGGCTGGTACAACAAGATCCAAAGCTATGACCAATATGTTGAAAAAGACACCATCCACATGGTGGACATCGGCGCCGACCCCGAGGTGCTTGTGAACAACACGACCTATCCCCTCGAGATCGAGACACTGGAGGACGGGGACATCGCCGTGAGGCTCGATAAATTCCAGACCAAGCCGACCCGAGTGACCGACGACGAACTCCATGCCCTGGGCTATGACAAGATGGCCTCGGTGGTGGAACGCCACAAAGAGGCATTCTTGGAGACAAAATTCAGCCGTGCAATCCACTCGATCGCACCCGCCGAGAACAAGACGGCGACCCCGGTGCTGCTCACCACCGGCGAGGCCGTGGACGACCGCCTGCGACTGACCCGCTCCGACATCATCGCGCTCAAAAAGGCATTCGACAAGGCAAAGGTACCCGCCGAGGGACGCATTCTCGTTCTCTGCGCCGACCATGTGGCCGACCTTCTTGAACAGGATCAGAAGTTTGCGGCACAGTACTACAACTATGAGAGCGGTGCAATCTCCCGCCTCTACGGCTTCGAGGTCTACGAGTTTAACGCCTGCCCCTACTTCAACACAACGACAAAGAAGAAACTGTCCTACGGCGCCATCCCCACGACGACCGACCGTCAGAGCTCCGTGGCGTTCTCGCTCAAACGCACCATGAAGGCCAACGGCTCGACCAAGACCTATCTGCAGGAGGCGGCAAGCAATCCCACCACACAGGAGAACCTCTTCTCCATGCGCACCTACACACTGTGTCTTCCCAAGAAGGCCGAGGGCCTGGGCGCCATCGTCAGCGCACCCAAACCTGCCGCACCCGCTCAGGGTGGCAACGGCTGATAACAGCTATCCCTACATAAATGAAAAAAGCACTTAAATATCTCGTTATCCACTGTACCGCCACTCCCGAGGGGCGCGACGTGACAGCAGCCGACATCCGACGGATGCACACCGCGCCCAAATCGGCGGGCGGTCGCGGGTGGAAACAGCCGGGCTATACCGACCTCATCAGGCTCGACGGACGAATCGAACGCCTCGTCGACAACAACGAAGACGCGATGGTTGACCCATGGGAGGTCACCAACGGCGCAGCCGGATATAACAGCGTCAGCCGACATATCGCCTATGCAGGTGGATGCGACAGGAACATGAGGCCAAAGGACACACGCACGGCAGCGCAAAAAAGCGCGATGGCAAAATATGTGCGTGACTTCCACACCCGGCATCCCGACGTGAAAATCATAGGTCACCGCGACCTCAGCCCTGACCGTAACGGCAACGGCATCATCGAACCTTTCGAGTGGATGAAAGCGTGTCCGAGTTTCGAAGTATCGGCGTGGCTCAAAGAGATCGGAATAAAACAATAATAACGAATGACTGAAACAATCCTTGCCGCAGTGGTGGCGATCATCACCGCGCCGCTCTCGGCACTGCTGACGGCCATTTTTCTCAGATCAAAGCATAAAGCCGAGGTAGATCAGCTCCGCGCCGACGTTCAGAAAACACTCTCTGATGTGCGCGGGCATGAGCTCGACAACGACAAAAAGGCCATACAGATGATAATGGAACTGGTGGTCGAGCCGCTGCGCAAGGATATGGTTCAGTTGCAGGAAAAAGTAGACATTCTCACTAATGCGATTGAAAAAGTCAATTCTTGCCCTCACGCTGTCAATTGTCCTGTCAGCCACGAGTTGCGCCACGCAAAAAAGGACAGCATCGGAGTCACAGTCACAAACGCGCTTGTCGCAGTCGCAAACGACCTCGACGGACACCCACCGGACGGACAGCATGTCGATAGCGACCGAGCTTCATCTGAATGAATGGCTCGCCGCATGGCTGCTCAGAGTGGAGGATCGGGACGAATCGACCGAGCGCGTAACCGAGATTTTCGACACGACACAGCCGCCGGACAGTGCTACAGGCACACCACCGCTTATGAGCCTGATCCGAGAGAGGCATGAAGCCAGAAGCCGGAGCGACAGCCGGGTAAAGACAGCTCTTGCAAAGTGCGACAGTGCCTCAGCCGACATCAGGACTACGGTAACAGCCGACGATAATACGACGACAAAAAGCAATGCAACGGCTTCGGGGAACAGCATGACCCAGAGCAGGGTGAAACGCGGTACGCCGGTCGGCACCGCGATAGCCGGAATACTCGCCGGACTGATAATGGCCTGTTTCTTTCTATGGCTGTCAGCTGCCGTTGTCAAAGCGATTATCCACAGACAAAAGAACAATTAACCCATACACCAATGGCAAAGAAAAAAGAAACCGCAAAAAACGCCCCGGCCACCGTGGCCTCTAAAGCCGCCGAAAAGATAGCCGCCGACGTTCTGAAACAGAACCCCGGCATCAACGAGGTACACGTTACCTCTGACGGCGCCGCGTTCTACACCCGCAACGACGCTCAGAACCATGCAAACTCGCTGCAGAACCGCGAAGTGTTCAGTACCAAACGCGGGATCGCCGCACTAAAGGCCGCAGTAGCGGCGAGCAAGGCGAGCAAAGCCGACGTGTCGGAACGCGCCGACAACGAGCCGGAGGTAGACGAACTGACGGGGGAACCCATCAATAACGAACCCGAAAACGTCGAGGCATAATGCAGAACCTTACCATAACCCGAACCAACGGCAATCTGGTGCGGTCGCTCGCGGGCGAAGACCATATCAGCGGCCTTGTGTTCTATTCGGCGACACTTCCCGTGGCCGACGAGGGCGTGAAGGGATTCACCGACACGGAACGCATTCACGCGATCTCGACGATAGAGACCGCCGAGAAGCTGGGCATCACCGCCGACGCTGAGGCATGGGAAACCAAGGTGCTGCACTACACCCTCGCGTCAATCTTCAACATGAACCCGGGCGTGAGCCTCTATGTGGGGATCTTTAAGCCCGCAGCGGGCGCAAACGCATTCTCAGAGATCAAGCAGCTCCAGAGTTTCGTCGGAGGTCGTCTGCGTCAGGTTGGCGTATGGAACGGCGCGGCGGAGCTGAGCGAGACTATCGTCAACTCCCTGCAATCCGTGGCCACAACTCTCGAGGCGCAGAACAAGCCGCTGTCGATACTCTATGCACCCAAGGTGACGGATGTGACACAACTTGAGAGTTATGCCAAGGCAGGTCGCAAGAATGTGTCGGTTGTCATCGCGCAGGATGGTGAGGGGGTTGCCGCAGCTCTATACAGCGACGCGGCGAACGCAGCCAAGGCGAGCGTGTCGGCTCTGGGCGATCTGCTCGGTGCGGTCAGTAAGGCCAAAGTGCATCAGAGCATCGCGTGGGTGGAGCAGTTCCCGACAAACATAGCGGTGGCGGCTTTCGGCGACGGCACCAGATACCGCGATCTCGACACAGCCACCATAGAGGAACTTGACGCAGACCGTTTCATCTTCTGTCGCACCTATGAGGGATTCGCGGGAACATTCTTCAACGACAACCACACCCTCGATCTTCCGACGAGTGATTATGCCTACATCAGTGACGTGCGCACTATGGACAAGGCAGTTCGCGCAATCCGCAGCTACCTTCTGCCGAAACTCGGCCGACCTATGAAAGCGGACGCAAGCACCGGGAAACTGGAGCGCACCACCGTGGAGCATCTTATCACCACAGGCAACAAGGCTCTTGAAGAGATGGAGCGCGACGGTGAGCTGAGCGGCTACAGATTCTACATCGACCCCGACCAGAACATACTTTCGACGTCGCGTGTGCGCGGAGTTATCAAGAATGTTCCTGTCGGCGTGATGCGCAATCTCGATCTTGAGATCGGCTACGCCGCAGGTGTCTAACCAACTAACCGACCAAAGTAATGAACGCAATAGACGCAGCCTATAACGGAGTGCCCCTGATCAACGGCGAAGAGTATTCGTGGGGCGACATCAAGACCTGCATCAACGGTGTGCCCGTCACGGGCATCGTCGCCATCAGTTACTCCGATAAGCAGGACAAACAGAACAACTACGGCTCGGGACGCCACCCGGTGAGCCGCAGCCGTGGGCGCATCACCCCCGAGGCAAAAATCACGCTCTATATGAGCGAGGTGGTGGCCATCAGCCGCAACTCGCCGACGGGGCGACTTCAGGACATCGCGCCGTTTGACATCGAGGTGGCGTATCTGCCGCCCAACGGAGTGATCGTGGTTGACAAGATCCGCAACTGCGAGTTCACCGAGAACGTGCGCGACTGGAAGGAGGGGGACATGAGCCAACAGGTGGAGCTGCCGCTGCTTCCGAGCCATATCGAATATGGCAAGCCTGACGGTGTGTGACCTAAAGGCCACACGCTAAAACAAAAAACAATAACCCGCCGGGGCAGGAGCAAGGAGAGAGAACCGCCCCGACCCGGCACAAAACCGCAAAACATGAATCAGGAAAACATGACAATCGAGATCGACACCTCCGGCTACAAAATCATCAACGGCGACATGACCGAAGATCAGCTTTCGGCATTGAAAACCAGACACGGGCGCATTGTGGAAATCGAGGTGGCCGATCAGGAATTCGGGGAGCTTCACCGTGGTTACTTCCGCCGCCCTGACATGAAGACTATGCAGGCGTTCTCGGCCACTGCCAAGAGCAACGACGTAAAGGCCGCAGAGGTGATGTTCGACAACTGCTGGCTCGGCGGCTCGGCAATGATGAAGACCGATGCCGTCTACAAGCTGCAGGCCGTCGGCGAGCTGCAGAACATCTTCGGCAAGTGTGTCTCTAAGCTAAAAAACTTGTAGAGGCGCACCAACTCTCCGGGGGCGTGGAGGAAAACGACCCCGGGGAGATAGCCAAAGGATGCGCCTTGATCCGGGCCAATTTCCATATAGATCCAAACATGCTTGACGACGAGCAATGGGCTATGCTTTTCCAACAAGCTGTATGGGTTGAGAACTTCCGTCTCGAAAATACCGCAAGAATACTCGCCAGACTATTCTCACCAGAAGAATAAGGAACCGCTGTGAATGAGCAACTACAATTTCAATTATGCATTCAACATAAGCGGCAACTGCAATGCCGTGGTCGCCGAGATTTCGGGAGGGGTCGAGAACCTCCAGAGGAATCTACGTGCGACCACGTCGCTGTGGGATACGTTCGAGGGAAAGATACTGGCGTTCAATCAGCTCACGCAATACGTTCAGAACCTGGGGCAGGCGATGAACGAGACGCTTGCTCCGGGCGCGCAGCTCGAATCGCAGCTCGCCGAACTGGAAGCCATTGCGGGCGTTACCGCCGAGGAATATTCGACGTTGGAGAAATACGCCCGCTCGTCGGCCAAGGAGTTCGGCGTATCAGCGGCGGGCGCCGTCAACTCCTATAAGCTGCTGCTCTCGCAGCTTTCGCCGGAACTGACCAAAAACAGCGAGGCGCTCAACAACATGGGCAAAAACGTAGCCACCCTTAGCAAGATGATGGGCGGCGACGCGACTGCCGCTGCCGAGGTTCTGACTACGGCCATGAACCAATACGGGGTATCGCTCGACGACCCGATGGCGGCGTCTGACCGAATGTGGGAGATGATGAACACAATGGCCGCTGCCGCCCGCGAGGGTTCCGCAGAGCTGCCAGCCATCAAGGTCGCCCTCGAACAATGCGGTATGGCCGCGAAAGCCGCCGGAGTATCGTTTGAGGAAACGAACGCCGCCATTCAGGTTCTCGACAAGGCGGGCAAGAAGGGCTCGGAGGGCGGCGTGGCCCTGCGCAACGTCATGTCAACACTCGCGCAAGGCCGTTTTCTGCCCAAGGACGTGCGCGAGGAACTCTCCGCCGCCGGAATAAGTGTCAATGACCTCACGGACAAAACCAAGTCCCTTGCAGAACGTCTTGAAGTGCTAAAGCCTGTAATGGCCGACGACGCGCTGTTCAGCAAGCTATTCGGCAAAGAGAACTCTGCCGCCGCAATGGCGCTCGTGCAGGGTGTCCCCAAGGTTCAGCAATGGACGGAGGCAATCACAGGCACGACAACCGCCATCGACCAGGCAGACATCGTGATGGCGACCTATAACGAGCGCCTCGCCCGCGTTCAGGCCCGGTTCGACGATTTCAAAATTTCAATTTTCAACTGCTGCGGCGATCTCGGGATATGGACGCAGGTTGTATTGGGCGCACTGATGCCGCTGTCACAGCTTGTGCCTCTGATCTGGGGCGCGGCCAAGGCCATAATCTTTCTGAGAAGTGTCAACTTCAAAGGCGCTTTTTCGGGCGTAGTTTCCTCAATACGTAATGTCTGCGCCGGACTTGTTATGATGAACGCCTCCGTTACTGCCTCCGGCGGTTATTGGCTCGCGTTTAAGGCCGTGGCGACCAACGTGTGCCGCTCGATAGGCGTGGCGATTATGAACATTCCGATCGTGGGATGGATAGCCGCCGCAATCACCGTTGTCATTGCCGTAATACAACAGTTATGGGATAAGTGTTATGAGTTTCGAGTGGCCGTCTTTACGGCATGGGAGGGCATTAAGGCATTATTCTCATATGCATGGGGACTAATCTCCGGCATAGCCCAAAGGATAGCGGAGTTTGCCGTCGGTGTGTGGAACAGCATCAAGGCTATGGCTCAGAGGGTGGCCAATATCTTCATGGCCGTTGTCAATAAGATCCGCTCGTGGATCATGGCTGTCCGCAATTTTGTGGTCAATGTAGTCAACGCCGTAATTGCGAAAGTCAGTGCAATCTGCAAGCCTCTTGCGACAGCGTTCAAGAATGTTGCCAACGCAATAAAGGGATTCTTCGGCAGAATCATCGACTGGGTGCGCGACAAGTTTCACGCCCTCATAAATTGGTTTATCGACAGATACAACTGGATAGCCTCGAAACTGAATTTTGACAAGATCGCCCGTCTTGGCCGCGAGGCCGCCGGCCGCTCATGGGCTGCGGATCATCCCGAACAGCCCGTTGACAATCCCGGTGGTGCAGGCGGTGGTAACATTGACGGCGGTTCCGACAACGGCGGCGGCGCATCACCCATCGGGAGCGCCCTCGGTGGGGTCGGTGGCGGCGCTTCCAAAGAAACCGACCGTGTCAAGAACATCAATATCACTATCGACAGACTTATCGACAAGTTTACCATCACCACAAACAATCTCAACGAAAGCAAGGAGCGCATAAAGGACGCTGTTGCCGAGGCATTGCTTTCGGCTGTCAACGACGCCAACTACGCTTTATAATATCACCATGCAGAATTATACATTCGACATAGTAAACGCTCGTTTTGTTGCCGCCGGTGCGGCGATACAGGCCAAGGGCCTTGCGTACCGTCTTCGGCTAAACAAAGACCGCGACGCTATGAAGCAGGAGGACTACAAGCTCGCCACACTTCCCGGATACTCGATACCTACCAAAAGAACGGGAGAATACACGCCGATAAACGCCAGTGAGGAAAGGTGGAACGGAAACGGCGACTACTGGCTCGGGCGATATGTCCTTACCGATTTACAGATAAATGTTCCCGGAGAAGGAATATTGACAATAAACGACATAGTTATAAATGTTGCCTTACAGAAGGAGATCGTAAAAACTGCGCTCGTCGGTCGGAAAGGAACTATAAAAGAATATATTACTGATGGCGATTATCAGTTAAGCATGACGGTCGGCATCGTTTCGGTGGACGGCAAGAATGAGATAATAGACCAATACCCGGAAAAGGCGGTCAGCCAATTACGCGAGATAATGGAAAGGCCGGAGGCTCTGGAAGTCAGCTCGGCGTTTCTCGATATGTTCGGGATTTCCCATATTGTGGTAACGGGCTTTTCGGTAAAGCAGCAGACCCATTCAAACCGACAGGTAATTGAGATCAGCGCGCTAAGCGATGATGACTATATTATTTTATCTACAGAATATTGATAATGGCAAACGCAATTCTTATAGACCGGGAAACGGGCGACATTGATATTCACGGAGGGTCTGCAGTCCTTGGTGATAACACGCTGCAATGTGTTGAGCAAATCACACTGTCGGCGCGTGGAGAGTATAAGGAATTCCCCCTCATAGGAGGCGAGCTGCCCAGAATGTTTCATGGAAATGTTTTGAGATTCTGGCCAAACCGATTGAAAAATATGTGTCGGGCAATGGGACATGACGTCAGAAACGTAGAAGTCAGAGACGGAAAACTGAAGATCACGATATGACAGCGACAATTACAGGATATGACCGCGCAAGCGTTCTTGACCTTGCAATGATATGCGGGGGAACAATTGAGTGTCTGATAGGTTTTTGTGCTCTTAACTCACTATCGCCCACAGGAACCGTCATTCACGGGCAGCCTTATATGGCAGATGTGACTGAGAATGTTGACCACAGGGTTTTGTCGCGCTTTAGTGATGACCGTGTCAGACCGGCGACCGAGGCGAGCCCGGAAGATATAGCGCGGTGTCCTTACGGGGGTATCGGCGAGATGGGGATCGAGATTGATTTCGAGATTGTTTAAACGGTTTTTAAATAACGGTAAAAGATATGGCACGAAGCATAAAAGAAATCAAGGATGAGATCGCCGCGGAGTTCATGAGGAACGAGCAGGCGGCTGAGCGTTACGGTTTCAGGGCCGGGAGCGCGTTTTCGGAACATTTTTCGGCGGCGAGCGTGGAGAATATTCTGTTCTATACGTGGGCCGTCGGCGCGTGGGTTCTCGAGCAGCTCGTCGGACGCCACCGGACGGAGGTTGAGGCTGAGCTTGACAGGCTGATGCCTCACCGGGCGAAGTGGTATCGCGACAAGACGCTGGCTTTCATGGCCGACATGGAGCTGATGGAGGACAGCGACCGCTATGACACGTCGGGGATGAGCGAGGACGAGATCGAGAAGGCGCGTGTTGTCAGACACGCCGTAGCGACAGAGAGCGCTGACACGAGTGTGCTGACGATCAAGGTCGCCGGAGGGGAGCCCGGCTCACGGCGCCCCCTTATCGCCGCTCATGAGCGACAGCTCCGTGCCTATCTATCGGAGGTTAAGGACGCGGGGGTCAGGGTCTCACTTGTGAACATGGAGCCTGACACGTTCAACTGCACGGTAGACATATATTATAACGCGATGCTTGACCCGGGAGGCGTAAAAGAGTCGTGCCTGTCGGCTATAAATGAATATATCAGGAATCTGCCTTTTAACGGCGAATATACCAATATGGCGCTTGTCGACGCGTTGCAGACAGTCGCAGGCGTCAGGGTCGTGGAGCTGCTGGGAAGTTCGGCGCGGGTGGCGGGGGAGCTGACGGCGCGGACTATCAACGCGCGTCTGACTCCGGCCGCGGGATATTTCAAGGCAGGCGAGATCACTATAAACATGAAGGCCTACGATGAGCAGCAGTGATAATATCTACAGGATCAATATGAGGCGTCTGGCTCTGCTGACGCTTCCGACATGGCTGCGCCGTCCTGTAGCCGGAGCGCTGATCTACGCCGGAGTGAGGCCGCTGAACAGGCTTGTCCGGGAGCTGTGGGGTTTCCGACAGGAGACGGCTTACAGGCTCGGGCACAACGGACAGGTGTGTAAGCTGCGCGGGGCGCTGAACGATATTTTTGATCCACGTCTGCGCCGGATCACTATAGAAGACTGGCAGGGGGAGGCGTCGGGCACAGGAGCTTCCGGGGTCGTGTGGCAACGTGAGACAGGTAGAGTGGTAAAGATATGCCGTCGCGGACAGGATGTTTTCAGACTCCGCCGAGAGGGTTATTCCGAGCTGCGCGGCTATGACTTCTGGGTAGGAGTGCCGGATGACTTGAACAACCGGGCAACGGAAACGCGGCTTCGGGCGGTCATCAATATGTATAAACCGGCAGGCAAGCGCTATGCCATAAGCTATAAATGATAATAACCATAAAAGAGAAGAATGACAATGGACACAGCTGAGATATACACAGGAAAACAGCTTGAGAGATATACGGGTAATTATCTGAACCAGCCAAACAAGGATTTCCCGCTTGACTGCGAGGGACTTGAATACCTGCAGCAACAGGCGGAGATAACTGCTATTCTGGGCAATATCGGAGGGGACAGGATAATTCTCAGCGGATGCGGACGTATAAACGCTCTGGGGCGCGAGCGGGGGTGGGTTTTCGTCAGGACTAAGGACTACCCGGCGGGAGAGATTCTTGAATGGGCGGGCGGCCTGACGAATCATGGAATGTATCTTGCCAAGGAAGACATCAAGGTCAGTGCGCCAGACGCGGAATATCCCCGGGCCTATACACGCCGGCGTCTTTGTCCGGGAGTGGGTGAGGAAAATTTCAGTTGGAACGATTTCACGGAGCTTAAGAGCGTTAAGGAGCTTATGGCAGAAAACGCCGAGCTGCGCGAGAAGGTCAGACAAGGCACTCCCCTTGGCGTTGTAGAGATATGGGCAGGCAACGAACCGCCGGAGGGCTATGTTCTCTGCGACGGTCGCGAGCTGAAACAGGACGAATACCCTGAGCTATGGGCTATTTTGGGATCGACGTTCGACAGTGCGCCGAGCGCCGGAGGCTGGAGCTATGTCACGCGCGAGGGGTATTTCAGGGTGCCGGATCTGCGCGGCCGGTTTGTTGTCGGACTCGGCGGTGGCGAAGGTGACTACAGCACAGTCGGCAAAGCCGGAGGCCGGGAAAAAGTTACGCTGACTGAACAGACGCTGCCGGAGCATAGCCACGGGTTTATGATTCCGGCTCAGGGGTCGGGGACATGGCGATCGGGTGGTGCGGACGCGTCGCCGAACATGACGACTAATTACGGACTGAATGCCGCGGGCCGGAGCACGCAATCGGCCGGAGGCGGGGAGGCCCACGAGAACAGACCGCCCTATTATGTCATGGCATATATCATGCGAACCAAATAAAACGATAAACAATGGCGATACAGACAACTACACAGTTAAAAAAATGGTTCGGCACAGGATGCTATCCGACGGGGGCGCAGTTTGCCGATCTGATTGACTCGCTGCGGCACAAGGCCGACACGATAGAGCTGTCGGAGGTCGAAGGGCTTTGCACGGCGCTGAACGGCAGAGCGGGCCGGGAAGAGCTGGTGGCGCTCCAACGGGCTATCGAAGGGCTGCAAACGGGTGTCAAGGCTCTGGGCTACGCTGTAAAAGACGGGGGCTCGGCTATAATAAGGTTCTCGGGATTCATTGACGGAGAGCTCGGCCACCCTTGCGGAGAGATATTCACCGAGGAACAGATTGGCGAGATGTTTTATCACAGGACGTGGCAGCGGTTTATCGAGGTCGTTGCAGCAGACGACTGGGAGTATGCCGAGGTAGTGGATCCTGTTCCGGGCTTTTTCTACGTTAATGAGGACGCTCTTTATATAGGGGTTGCCGGAGAGGAACGCAACGGCCTCGTAGAGATGACGGCTTTGCTGGCGCTTGCCGCCGATGTGCGCGACAATGTGGCGCGAAGCAGGGTGATCACTCTGACACGCGTGGCGGATCTCAGATATTCATGGAGCGGAGCGGCTCTGGGCGACATCCGTCAGGGGGACATTCTGACATGGACAGACACAGACGAGATGTTCAGAGCAGTTGTTTTCGGAGAACGGACTTCGGGCACACGCCGGGAGGTTTGCGCCATGTTCACGCGCGACGGTGACGAGGCGATAGAGTTCAGCCTGTTGTGGCTCTATGAAAACGGGGAGGCCTACGAGACGGTTTTCGACAGCTCGCAAACACTGGCATGGCAGTTCGCAGCGTGCCAGAATAAGCTCACGGACACGGCGGATATTCAGGTCAGAGCCGAGGCGAGGCCGTCAGGGCAGCACTATACCCCCTACGGCCTCTACCTGAAAGACTCGGCGAAGATGCGACTTTTCATCGACCAGTGGGACGCGGCGTGGAAGGTATCGGGCACAGTCTACGGCAAGTATGACCCCGAGAACGCTCCTGACGCGGAGCATCCGTTTATGGGCAACGAAATATGGATGACGTATGAGGAGGCTATCCTTGTAATGGAATATTCAAGCGGATTCAGCGCATTCCAAAGAATCTCTTTAGTCAACATCCCTATAAAGACACTGCTCCCGATTCCGCTAGATTGCTACGATACATACGTAGACATTATGTCAATGCGTGAATTGAGGGCTATTCGATTTATTAGCGTGAATAAAGATAATGCTCAGGTTACTTCACAGCAACCGTGGTTTATATCAAAATGCCCAAATTTGACAAAGATTGAGGGCACGTTCAACATCAGTAACATGGGCGGATCAAGTTGCTTCCGGTTTTTACGCAGTTCTGTCAATATAAAAGAATTCCGTGCATCGGGATTAAATAAACATCTGAATTTGATAACCAACAGCAAGCTGTCATTGGCCACAATGCAGTATCTTGTTGACAATGCGTCGACGGCGATCACGGCGGAAAAACCGGTGGTTGTCACCGTCCATGCCGACGTCTTCGCGAAGCTCACGGGCGACACAACCAACGAGGCCGCTGCTGCTCTGACCGATGACGAGAAAACAGCATGGGCCGCAGTGCTTACAGCAGCGACTTCAAAGTATATCTCATTTGC